AGCCCGCAAGGATTATGACTATTTTGTCAAGACCTACTATCCGCACCTTGCAGCCAAGCCGACATCCAAGTTCCAGAAAGACGCGGCCAACTATGTGCTTAAAAACGACAGGGCGCGTGCCGTGTTCGAGTGGGCGCGTGGCCATGCGAAGTCAACGCACATCTCCATGATGATACCGATGTGGATATTGTCACAGGAAAACCACACGCCGCTGACAATGGTGCTTGTGTCCAAGTCACAGGACGCCGCTAAACAGCTTCTTGCGGACCTCCAGGCGGAACTTGAGTCCAATGAACTCTACAAAACCGATTATAATATAGGACGCGGTGACGGCATCTGGAGCGACGGGCGTTTCTCGACTTCTGACGGTTCAATGTTCATAGCGCTTGGCCGCGGTCAGTCCCCGCGCGGTATCAAGAAATCAGGACGCCGTGTCAACTACATCGTCATCGATGACATCGACGATGACGAAATGGTTCTTAATCCTGCGCGTGTGGAGAAAACGACCGACTGGTGTCTGTCGGCCCTGTACGGTACCATGGACGCAGGCCGCGGACGTTTCGTGCTTGTCGGCAACCGCATAGGCAAAAAATCAGTACTCGGCAACATAGCTGAACGCCCGGGCTTCCATCACACCGTAGTCAACATCCTTGACAAACAGGGCAACCCGTCATGGAAAGAGAACTTCACCAAAAAAGAGGTCGAGCAGATGCGCCTTGAGATCGGTGAAAGACGTTTCCAGAAGGAGTACATGAACAACCCTGTAAACGAAGGCACGATTTTTGAAAAGAAATACATCCGTTACGGCAAGATGCTCCCGTTGCGCCAGTACCGTGCCATCGTGGCATACACCGACCCTTCGTTCAAGGCGTCATCGACAAACGACTACAAAGCCACAATGCTCGTTGGTATAACCAAAGAAGGTGCATACCACGTGATACGCGCATTTGCGGATCAGACCAAAGTGACCGTCATGGTCGGGTGGCATTACGAAATAAGATCGTTTATCGGGGACACTCCTATTAAATATTACATGGAGGCCAACTTCATCCAGGACATGATCCTCGACGAGTTCAAGCGCGTCGGCAGTGAGGTCGGCGTCCAGATACCCATCATCGGCGACAAGCGCAGCAAGCCGGACAAATTCGCACGTATTGAAGCCATGCAGCCGCTATTCCAACGCGGGGAAGTCATCTTCAACGAGGACTGCAAAGGCGAACAGGGTTTTGAAGTGCTCGAGGAACAGCTGCTGTTGTTTGAAAAAGGCTCGAAAGTCCATGACGACGCGCCTGATGCCCTTGAGGGTGCGATATGGATATTGTCTAACAGAATAAGAACCAGCGACAGCCGCTATGTTGTGGGACGTCGCACAAATTGGAAATACTAATGTCATTCATCACAGTAGAAGAAATGAAGACCGTCATCTATGAACACGTCATGGATGACATATCAGCCGAAGACGACGCCACAGTACAGCAGTGCATTGAAGCCGCCATTGAAGAAATGGAAGCGTATCTGGCAAGCCGCTATGATGTCGCCGCCATATTCTCAGCAACAGGCAACGACCGCAACAAACTCATTCTTGAGAATACCAAAGTGGTTGCAGTCTGGCATCTCATCTGCCTCTCCAACTCCGAATTGATTTACGAGCAGTGGAAGGAACGCTACGACCGTGTCATCAAGTTTATGGAAAAAGTGGCTAACGGCACACTAACACCGGTATTGCCAATAGCGACCAACACCGATGGCGCACCGCAAATAAAAGCGCGTTTCGGCTCAAACCCTAAGTTTAACCACGATTACAATCAAAACCATGGCTATTGATTTATTAAAACTATTCAGCAGAAAAGAGGCCGCAGGCGGCAACAAGCCCGGGCGTCTTTCAGGGTCGGAAAAAAGAACCGCCATGCGTGTTATACGCAGGCAGGAAGCCATCGTGAGGCAGGATATAGCCAAATGGCGGTCAGCCCGCCTCGAGGCGACAAGAACCGACGAACCGCGCCAACATCTTCTTCAGGCATTATATGATGAAGTGATGCTTGACGCCAAAATGACATCACAGATAGGGCTGCGCATCAGCAAATCGCAGTCGGCCGACTGGGCGTTGAAGAGCGGCGACACAATCGACGAAGAGGCCACAAAACAGCTGCAGGACACCTGCATATACGACAAGCTCGCACGGTTTATCGTGGAATCCAAATTCCATAACCATTCCGTGGTGCAGTTCTCATTCGACAAGAACGGGAACCCCGATTTGGAACTGGTGCCGCGCCAGAACATATCGCCTGCGACGGGTTATTTCTACCCCGATGTTTACAGCTATGAGAAAGAAGCATACCGTGAGCGGCCGGATTTCGGCAAGTGGATTCTTGAATTCTGCCCGGACAAATTCGACCTCGGTCTGCTTAACAAAGCCACGCCGTACGTGCTTATGAAAAAATTCGCGTTAAGCTGCTGGAGCGAGCTGTGCGAAATCTACGGCATCCCCCCGCGTGTCATGAAGACGAACACATCGGACACCGCCATGCTCGACCGTGCGGAATTGATGATGAAAGAGATTGGTTCCGCTGCCTATTTCATTATCGACACTGAGGAGGATTTTGAGTTTGCGGAAGCCAGCAACACCAATGGCGATGTGTATAAGAACTTCATCTCGACATGCGATGAACAGATATCGCTTCTGAACCTCGGCGCCGTCCTCGGCCAGGACACCATCAACGGCAACCGTTCCAAGGAGGAGTCATCCACCGACCTCATGGAAATCATCGTTGAGGCAGACAAACGGCAAATCCAGTATTACATCAACCAGGTTGCGCTACCGGCTCTCGAGAGTCTCGGCATAATCAAACCGGGTCTGCGTTTTGAGTACGCCAAAGCCACCGACACCGAGAAACTTTGGAAGATGGTGTTCCAAGCGTCAGCCTATTATGAATTCGATATTGAGTGGCTGAAACAGACATTCGGCATGGAGATTAAAGGGCCGCGCATGTCAGCGCCCGACCAGAACGAGGAGCTGAAGTTCAATTTTTTCGGTTGAGCCCCTTCTACAAGGGGCTGCACAATGCTATCCAAGAACTGTACGGCAATGATGCGGTAACTCTTTCAGATGACGATAAAAAGCTTTTTAACAGGGTTTCAAGCGCCTTTCAAACAGCAGCTAAATGGCTGTACGACAAAAAAGCTTTCACGCCAGACATGTTGTCAGAACCTGAACCGGTTGAGCTGATCAAGGCTACACATGACGCGCTTGCCTCCGAACTGTCAGCCATCGGGCACAAGATTCCGGCTGAAGTGACACAGACGCTGGATGACAATATTTTCCTGTTCTCAGGGTTCAAGACCTACCATGAGATGAACGACGCCTCACGCCTCCTGAAAGACGACGACGGCGGCTTCAAGCCGTTCGGCTCTTTCCTTCAGGACATCCAGTCGATTAACTCGCAATACAACCAGAACTATCTTTATGCCGAATACAACTTTGCCAAAGCAAGTACGCAAATGGCCGTGAAATGGCATGATATAGAAAAGGACGGCGACGATTACAACCTGCAGTACCGCACTGCTTCCGACGGTCTTGTCCGCCCTGAACATGCAGCCCTCGAGGGGGTTACGCTCCCGCCTTCAGATAAGTTCTGGAATGAATACTACCCGCCTAACGGATGGAATTGCAGATGCACGGCGGTTCAGGTGTTGAAAGACAAATACACTGCGAGCGATTCAGACCAGGCATGCGCAGCGGGTGAACGCGCCACGACCCAGATAGGCAAAAACGGCGAGAACAAAGCCGAAATGTTCCGTTTCAACCCCGGGAAGGCTGGCAAGGTGTTCCCGCCTAAGCACCCGTACTATAAAGCACCGGCAAACGCCAAAAATGCGGTGGCCAATGCAACCAATGTGGCGTCAAACCCATACCAGCTGAAAGCCAAGACAATCCAAGAGGCTGAAAAGGAAATCGCCAACAAACTCGGTGTGACCTGTAATTTCAAAGGCTTCACGAAAGCTGACATCGGGCAGATTCAGGACATTTACAACAGTGTGGCGTTACATCTGGACAAATATCCGGCATTAAGCAAAAACATCAAGTTTGTCGGCTCAATGCAAGGCAGGAAAGCGCTGTTCTATGACAAATTCTATGCGGAGCTGAAAGCGAAGTACCCGAACACCCCTGACGCGTCAATCCAAAAGCATGCCAGGAGATACGCCAACATGTACGCCTCAATACCTTCAAACGCATACGCCTATTCAGCGCCAAGCACGAAGTTTGATTTGAACGGCGTGGCGTTCAACGCCAATTACAAGGGTGCCAAAGTGCAAGCCACGCTGGATGCCGACGTACGGGCGAAATGGCATCCTGACCACTGTAACACCATCAAAGCGGTGTTCGACCATGAACTCGGCCACAAAATAGACGAATCCATAGGATTGAGAAACGATCCCGAATATCTCAAAATATTCAATGATGCCGCCAAACAAGGCAAGGATTACATCAAAAACAACCTTTCGGAATACGCATACAAACAGTCCCGCGTATCAGGCAGTTATGACCCCAAAGCCGAGTTCATAGCCGAAGCCTGGAGCGAATACCTTAACAACCCTACACCGCGACCGCTTTCAAAAAGTGTCGGTGATTTGATAGCCAAGAAAATAAACTGGAAATGACAGGACTATTCAACGGCATAGACATTGGTGAACTGGCGTTCCTCTTTCGTCGCGAAAGTGAAGTCGCCTTTCTGACCCTCAAGAAGCCTGTTGTGCTTTTCGGCATCAAACACAATATCCATCGGAATAGTGTCAAAAGCCTTGCATTTGCACCCACCTATAAAGTGGATACATTGCTCGCACCCGAACGGGACAGACGTTTTATTATCTATAAGATGTGACATAGTAACCGCAAAAGTACAAACTTTTTTTAATATAGCAATAAAAAAAATAAAAAAAATGATAGACTTGCGCAAAAAAATCCTGAATGACTTGCGTGTGGAACTGTCGGAAGAGTTCGACAGGAACTTCCAACGAAAGGCTTTTTTCGACAAAAGCTGGCCACCGCGGAAGATGAACCGGCTGGGGTCGTTGCTCATGGTCACAGGCACGTTGCGCCGTTCCATCAGATGCCAGGTCAACGCCGACAGCGTCATGTGGGAATCGTCCGAAAAATACGCTTCGTTGCATAACGACGGCGGAACCCTGACGGTGACGGCGAAGATGAAGCGGTTTTTCTGGTACAAATACAAAGCCACCAATGATGAAAGCTGGAAATGGATGGCGCTGATGAAAACAGGCACCGTCATCACCATACCGCAGAGACAATTCCTCGGCGACCATCCTCAAGTAAGGAAAGCCGCCGAAAGGATAATAAATGACAACCTGCAAAACGCGGCAAACGCCATCATCAAAAATTTCAAGCCCTAACCGATGTACTCCATCTGGTTGGTCGAGCCCTTGAAAATATAGCCGCACTGGTTTTCGATCTCCATTTCCTCCAACGGCAGCATATTGGTTTTGCCGAAGGCGCGTTCCGCCATGACAATGAACTCCACAATATACATGTACGAGCCGTGGAACTCGAAAGCTTTCATCTTGCCTGTCGGGTTGCCCTCCTCATCGGTCTCATCTATACCGATAAGGCATTTTATCCAGTTGGGGTTTCCCTTGGCGTCACTCTTGATGTCATAGTCAAAGATGGTGAACACTTTGCCCGCGAGGTCGCGAGGGTTGATGTTGGGAGCGTCAAGACTCCTGTTGATGCGGATTTTTTCCGTTAGCTGTCTCAGTTTCATTCTATTCTCTATTTTTTGCATCAAGGCATAGCAGTCCGCATGCCTCAAGATGCCGTAATAACTCGCCCAGGATTCATCGCTGGCACATTTTGCCGCCCTGTCCTTTATATTCCTGCGTATTCTTGTATATCCTTTGTCATGGTCTGAAACGCCTCTGTCAGCGTTCCTTTTCACCACATAGCCGCAAAAAGAAATGTAATCTGTAATCGGCTGCAAACGTATTGAAGAGGATTTCGCCCTAATCTGGTACTCATACCACCAGAAATTCTGTATGCGCCATTTCAGCTGGTTCCCGTAAGGCTTGTCGTAAGCAGCCGCTATCGTGTCATCGGCGAATCTTTCCGAAAAAGGCGCAGCCTGTTTGATCCATTGGTCGAAACGCAACATTACAACATGATGGACAAACGACGAAGTCGGTGTGCCTATAGGCAGCCTGTTATTCAGGAAAGAGACGTTTATTCCGAATTCGATAAGCTCACGATCGTCCGTCAGCCGTCTCATTTCCCTTCTGAATATCTTCGGCCGTATATGTTCATAGCACTTGCACTGGTCAGCTATCACAACATATTGCAGGTCGCGCCTGTCATAGGACACATGTTTCAATTTATGGATGATTGATTTCGTGGCATCGGAAGAGTTTATTCCGCACCCGGGCTTGCAGTTGAGGCCGTTGTAATTGTCATGCTCCCTGTAATATGGCCATGCCAGGATCAGGAACAGATGCTGCAATACGAAAGTGAATAGATGCGGTGAATTGATGTGCCTGACTTTACCGTTGGCGTTAGTCTTCTGCAGC